CACGTAATAGACCGATAGAAAAACAGCCTTTTACATGTGTAAAATGTAATACGGTATACCAGCCAAGCAGGTATAACAGAGAGTGTCCTAATTGTGGGTACGTATTAAATGACATAGATAAAAAAGTTTTAGTTAAACAAGGCAGGCTGGTAGAGGTTGAAAGTATAGAAGTAAAGTTAGTAAACAAAAAAGACTGGTACGCGCAACTGTTGTACTTTGCAAAACAAAAAGGTTACAAAGAGGGTTGGGCAAGTCATACGTTTAGAAAGAAGTTTGGGCATTTCCCACACTCAAAAAAAGTTTTTCCGAAACCTATCAGCAAAGAAGTTGAGGGTTACATTAAACACTTGTATATAAAAAACGCTAAAGGAGGTAACTATGCAGGATACGAATAAGGAAAAGATCCTACACGGACTACGTGAGATAGGAATAAAACATGCAGAGGCAAAAAAACAACTAACTACGTTGGAGCATGGCAGACAAATATTGCTGGCAGATCTAATGAAAGAGTATCTTTTGCAAGGAGAAAAGACGGTTGCAGGGCAGGATCGTGAGGCTAGGGCAGACGATAGATATAAGAAACATATCGAGGCACTGGGCATTGCTATAGAGAACGAACTTAAATGGGCGTGGGAAAAAAAGATTGTCGAAATTAATTTTGAGAAATGGAAAACTGAAATGATAAACAACACTATCGAGAGAAAAAACTATGGCTAGTAAAAATAAAACAAAACAAGAGCGTGAGCATTTGCAGGCTGTTGTAGATCTTGGGTGTATTGCCTGCGCCAAGTTAGGGATCTATGACAGTCCTGCCGAGATACATCATATAAAAGGTAAATTTAGAATGGGCCGAAAAGCTAGTCATTTTGAAACTATACCTTTATGCCCTGCACATCATAGAAACGGTGGCACTTCTTATCACGTAAATCCCAGAGAGTTTACTGAATACTTTGGATCACAAGAAGAGTTATTAGAAGAAGTGTTAGACTGGTTAAACGTAGACGGTTGTCCTTGTGGCTGCTTGGAGGCAACAAACGACAAAAATATAAACAACGTGTATTTGCGCGATCGTGTATTTTTCATATAAAAAAGGGGGTATAGTTATATCATAAAAACTATTACCCCCTACTGTATGGCTCTTAAAACGCGATTTATTCTTGTAAATCCCTCCATTCTTTTTCAGTTTCAATCAAATCAAAATGTTTTGTATGAGCCTCTACTATCCAGTCGCCAGATCCAAATTCATCTAGTGCCAGATCATTAGCCTCTTCCTCTGACGTTGCTTGCACAGTAACCTCATGGTATACGACCTCAGTTATTGCATACGTAAAATCATATTTCTTCGCCATTCTCATATCTCCCCTCTATTATTTCAGTTATAAATTCAGATAATTCTGTTAATTGTTTTAGATCCCAGACATCACGAATTAAATAATGTGTTCGCATTGTGTTTAACTCATAATCTGCTGGCTGTTGCAAATAATTGTATGAATAAAGTTCATGCTCTTTTTGATTGTGTGCAAATCCATTACCCATAGGCTCTTTAGTTTTCCAATGTTTCATCTTATGGGCCTCCTTGTTAATGTTTCCAGCAGTCTGGTGGATCATCTGGCAAATGCGACTGTATCATCAAAAACGCCATGTGCGCGTTTGGTGCAAATTCATAGCGTTGCCAATCAGTAAAACCATCAGCAATTTTCATTGCTATCCAGACACAAAAATCATCATTTGACATTGGTGCAACCTTTTCTGCTTTTCTATCTATTACGTGTATGTAGTTTTTTTCTTTTTTGCTAATCATTGTTTTCCCTCCATGTTTTGCAAATTATATTACCGTACCCATTATTCGGATCTCTAACCAGTGTCCTGCCGAGATCCATCTCGAACAACGTTGTCAAGTCGTCAACAACGCTGTCATCTCTGCCAGCGATATGCCATGACCTTATTTGCTGTACTTCCAAGCCGTCTAGTCCTAGATAACTTACGCCGTCTTTCCAGTTGTAAATACTAAAGACACGACCATCTTGGAATTTGCCATACCAATGCACATCACTTTTGTTGTCATCACTGCCCCACCATCTGCGAATGTTGTGCTTTTGCATTACCCATAAAACATTATCGTATGACACGTTAAAAATGCCCTTTAACGAAATACCGTGCGCCTCACGTCTATCCTCTAATGATTGTATATCGTGTAAGCGACAATAGTAATCAGCTTGCTGGTGCGCCTCATACATGTCATTAAATGGTTTTGTGTATTTCCTAATTAGATTTATAAGATCAACAGCGGGGTATTTCTTGTACTGCCTTTTTAACGCCCATATCAAATGGGTTAATTTCTCAGCCTCAAGCTCCAGCTGTTTATGATCGTCATCATTTTGTACTAACATTTTGCCCTCCATAGTTATTAATATTAGTTAAGGTTATTGTAGCAAATAATACTCAATTCTCAAGCATTTCTTGGAATAGTTTTAAATCTACCTTTTCATAATACTCTATGCTTGTTATTTTGTAGATCCAATCGTTTGGCTCATCATCCCAAAAACCCATTTGATCGCCTAACAGCTCAGAGAATATATCTGCCATGCTTATGTCGTTTTTAATTTCGTAATTAAATTCAAAATTGTAGATCTCATCAATGAGCGCTTGCTTTTTGTTGTACACGTCATTGTCTGACTCGTCATCTAACCATTTTTGAAATGCACTGTTGCCGATATGCACTGCAACGTTGCAAGTGCGATCAAAACACTCCACGACAAAACAATAAGTGCCATTGTTATATGTTGGATAATGATATGGATTTTCATGCACAATCTCATTATCTATAATTGTGAAATTTTCTTTATACATTGTCATCTTTTACCTCCTCAAATTCATATATGCCATCAAATTCCGTATAGTCATCAACATCATCATCATTAGAGTAACCACTTACTGATATAATTTGACCGTCAAGCTCTACCCCATTAGCAATATATTCACGTTGCTCTTGGTAACTCATCTGCTCAAACTCTAAGGCTTGTTCTATAGACATACTTATTGATCCAACATCTTGACAAATATCTATGTCCCACTCATCAAAAACTACCCCTTTTAAATGGGGGTAGCGTCCGTCAACGTACTTTTCTTTTACTCTATATTTTCTTGCCATTTTTTTACTCCTTATCTGGAAAAGTTTCATAATGTATGTGGCTATCTATTTCCCTGCGCGCCTCCTCCAAGCACGCGCCTCCATCAAATAGCCACTGGAAGTCGCCAAAAGCGTGATCTCCTGCTGGGTTAATAATCATGTAGCCATGTGTACCGATAACATATCTGCGATCAGCACACGCGCGTTCTACTTTATCCCAGTCAAAATCGTCATAATTTTCTTGCTCCCACAACAAATATTTAGGGACGTTAGACGGTTGATGGTATATGCGAATAGACCAGCCTTTATATTGCCTCTTCGCAACACAACGCGCGCCACGACATATGAACATACTTTGCTCTACGTCAGACACTTCGCCATTGAGTTGTATGTACGGTAATATTTTTAATTCCTCCATTAGCGTGCCTCCACCCAAGTGCCAGCCTTATGTTGCTTGATACAACGCCTAGCTTTTTTCAAATTAGTAAAATAATCTACTACCTCATAATAAGGCGCGTCCCATTTATGATCGTCCCAAGTTTCGACAATGCTGTATGGGGCATGCTTATAAAGATCTGGCGTAAGTGGATTACTTACATCATATTTTAACACTACATACATTCTAGCCATGTAACACCTCCATTCTGTTGATTAATGACTATTAATACGCCCCATATAGAGGCGCATTGTATAGGCATTAATAAGCATATGCCCAAGACTGACGATCTTCGGCAGCTGACACCCTATAATAGTGATGCCAGTCGCGAGCCAGCATATCGGTAAGGATTGTATATACATCACAATCTTTATTGCGAATAAGACCAACATTGCCAGCAATGTAATCAGTTTCGCCATAAGTCTTAAACCAGATCCAAGTGGCGAAAAAGTTAGCGCCTAAACCGTTAAGCTTACCCATCTCATTAATGACTAAATCGCCATACTTAGTGGGGACAATCTCAATATTGCCCCCTACTATAGCCTGCAATTCGTCAAGTGGAAACTCACCATCTTTTTGAAATTCTGGATATAAAATCTGAGTAGTGCAAAAATCGTCATATTGATAATAATGCTCATCAGTAACGATCCCACTACCATTATTATGGATACCAGTCATCTCATAATGATCGTAAGTCAGTTTTAATATATTAGAAATTTCTTTATTCATAATTTACCTCCATGACTGAATTAGATCTAATGTAATAAAGCCAAAAGCAACGAACCAAAGTACAATCATAATGATCGCGCCCCAGAACGCCAGCCTGCTAACTAAGTTACTGTATAATTTAAACATAGCTAAAGCCTCCATTGTTAACGATAGTTAATGTTATACCATCATACAAGTTAATAATCAATTAAAATATATTGAAGTTAACATACTATAGGTAGTAAGGTAGTTATATGACTGGCAAAACCTTAACTGATAAGCAAAAAGCTTTTGTAGAAAACTTTAGTAAAACTGGCAACGCAACGCAGTCAGCGATCGCGTCAGGGTATAGTCCTGCCACTGCTGAACAGCAAGGCTATGAGTTGAAAAAGAAACTCGCCACCGAGATAGATCATGCCACAAAACAAGTGTTAGCGTCATCAGTGCCACTAGCAATAGACAAGCTCCAAAGTCTGATAGTAGATGACAAGGTTAACGCGTCAGTCAAGCTTGGGGCAATCAACTCAATACTTGATAGAACTGGCTACCAAACTATCCATAAAGTAGAGGACGTAACCAAGCACAAAACTGATGACGAACTACAGCAAGAACTAAACCACCT